TATAGCTGAGTTCAACACTCTCACTGCGACTGCTGGTGCGCAGATCGACACACAAATACACGCGGCATTCACTGAGGAGAAGGTCAAAAATATGTTTGACGGCCTCAAGCCAGCGACCGAGCGGCTGCAGCTAGTTGGACAGCACCTGGCGTCGACCACAGCATCCATCGAGTCGAACCTAGCAAAGTGGCCGGGGTCCGACGAGGCCACTGCGGCTGCTCGCTCCGACCGGTCGGCCGCGGCCGACCGGTGACCAGTCGGCCGACCGATAAATAGATAACCTAAATAGAGGTGGCGGATGGCGACTGCAGCAGTAAGGTCAGTAACCTACAAGGACTTTGACCTAGCGTTTAGGCCGCATCCCGTCACAGGAAAACTCGTGATAAAGAAGGACTACGACTCCGTCAAGCAGGGTGTTAGAGCTGTAGTACTAACAAACCGCTACGAGAGACCTTTCCGACCGATGTTTGGGTCCGACGTTCGCGCAGCGCTCTTCGAGCCGATACACATAGCAGTCGACAATATCACGTATGCCACACGAGTCGCTATGGAGAATCACCAGCCCCGCGCCGAGCTGCTCGACGCATCCGTAACAGGCGATCCGGATTCGCATGAACTCAGGGTCAACATTGTCTTTAGGCCCATCAATTCAACGACGGTCATCGATCAGCCTATAAGTCTACGGCCGGTCAGGTAGTAAGACATGGCGACATCCAACACCACGCTACAGCTCGCTGGTCTAGACTTTGACACTATCAGGTCCGGTCTCGTGCAGTACATGCGCGGTCGAACTGAGTTCTTAGACTTCGACTTCACGGACTCGGCCGTCGGTACACTGCTCGACCTCCTGTCATACAATGCGTACATGCTGGCGTTCTATGCAAATATGTCCGCCACCGAGGCGTTCCTGGATACGGCACAGTTCTATGAGAACGTTGTGTCGCGCGCTAAAGCGATCGGCTACAAGCCACGTTCGGCTCAAGGTCCGTCAGCCAACGTTCTCGTGAATTTCACCACAGCTGTCGCCAACGCAACGTTCCGCGTGCTCACTGTTGCCAGGAACACAAAGTTCAGGACGACGGTGAACGGCGCGTCGTATACCTTCACGACGCCGAGGGCATTCAGTATCGAGGCAAACAGTAGTAACCGCTTCTTCGGCTACCTCGAGATCGTCGAGGGTGAGCCGCTAACGCATCGCTTTGCGTATACGTCGACGAACACTACATTCGTTCTACCAAATGCAAACGTCGACTCCAGGTCCATATCAGTCACTGTGACGGGTGGCGGCAACACTCAGACGTACGTCGAGGTGTCCGATCTTCGGACAACGAACTCGTCGTCGCGAGTATTCTTCGTCGAGGCGGATCGCAATAAGCGGTACGCAGTATCATTTGGCGACGGCATCATGACCGCCCGGCCACCCTACAACAGTGTGGTCTCAATAGACTATCGAGTGTGCAACGGCTCTAGGGCAAATGGCGCCAATACGTTCAGCGCCATTGGCAGCATCGCTGGTCAATCATCATTCACCCTAAGGACTGCGGAGAGAGCCACGGGTGGTGCCGACGTGGAGTCGATTGAATCGATCAGGTTCAACGCACCGCGGCTGAACGAGACGCAGAATAGGGCTGTCACTGCAAACGACTATAAGAGGCTGGTGATACGCGACAACCAGGATCTAGCCGCGGTCAATGCCTGGGGAGGCGAGGACAACGAGCCGCCAGTTTACGGTAAGCTCTATCTCTCCGTTAAGCCAAAGAACGGCACGTTGATCTCAACGTCGAGAAAGACGCGCCTAGTGAACTCGCTGCGCGCGTACAACATGCAGTCGATTGGTGTCGAGGTTGTCGATCCAACGTATCTCTACGTCATTCCTCAGGTTGAAGTTCGCTACGATCCTCGCGAGACAAATAGGACTCCATCGGAGCTAGCTTCACTAGTTGCGTCGGGAATCATCGAGTATGAGTCGGCAAATCTAGGAACGTTCGAGGGAAAATTTAGACTATCGAAGATGCTGACAGTCATCGACGGCATAGATGACAGCATTACCGGAACGCGCGCGCTGATCAGCCTTCGAAAGAACTTCGTGCCGTCAACCACAATTCGCAACACTTATGTAGTTAACTACAACCAAGAACTTCAAGGCCTAGGCTCGAACGCTGTGATTGGCGTTGATGATACTTTTGGGTGGGTGACCTCGAATGCGTTCGTCCATTCCGGCTTCACCGCGTTCATCGAGGACAGCGGGTTCGGCATCCTGCGCATTTACTATAAGAGCTCGAACGCGCGAGTGTACTTGGATAAAACCGCTGGGACTATAAATTACTCCACCGGAAAACTAACGTTCACGGACTTTCTTCCAGAACAGCTACCAGACGGCAACGTGCAGGTTACTGTCAGGCCAGAGTCACCGAACATCGATCCGATTCGCAATCAGATCCTACTTATCGCAGGTTCGACTGCAGCGATCATCGACGACACTAACGGTTCCGTCGTGGCTAGAGTCAACAGCGTCAGCACCGTTGGTCAGACCGCGTCAATAGTATCATCAACTTCAATCACGGCGTTTTAACGTGTCGATCGTCGGCGCAGACGAAGTTTTCAGAAAGATATCATCGCAGATATCCACCCAGTTTCCCGAGTTCATTCGGGACGAGGGTCCGCGATTCGTTGCGTTTCTGCGTGCGTACTACGAATACCTCGAGATGACTGGTAACTCAGTCGAGGCTATCAGGTCGCTGTCGGATGTTCAGGATGTGGACCGTACTCTCGACAGATTCATAGAGTACTTCCGCCGCGAGTTCATGCCAAGCATACCGCGCAACGTCATTGCTGACAAGAAACTGCTAATCAAGCACATCAGAAAATTCTATAGAACGCGCGGCTCACAGTCGTCGTATAAGTTTCTCTTTCACGCGATGTTCGACAAGGAGGTGGAGTTCTACTATCCGAGCGACGACATCTTACGCGTATCCGACGGTAGATGGGTGCGCGAGACGATTATACGAGTCGGCGCACCGTTCTCCGCAGTGCCGACAGTTATGGAGGGAGGTACTATCACTGGCTTAAGCTCTGGTGCAGTAGGAAGGGTGCAGGACGTCACAAACACCCTTGTGAACGGCGTCAGCATCTATGAAATGGTCATGGGGAACGTCATCGGGACGTTCGTCGACGGGGAATCCATCACCGACGATTCTGGACACACAGCGACTATCAATAACTTTGTCGGAACCCTACAGGATGTTCGCATTGAACCAGACTCTACGTCTGCGTTCAACGTAGTCGACGACGAACTCTTGATTACATCCGCCACGGCCGCCGCCCACGGAAAGGTTGCGGCAACCACCGATCAATCGGCAATAACGTTCAGAATAGTAAACCCGGGTTCTGGCTATAGACTCGCGTGCACCGCAGTTAATGTTTTCGGCGGCAGCGGAACCGGCGCATCATTTGCGATCAGCTCGCTGACGAACACCGTGGCAATTTCACTGTGTACCGATCCGATCAGCGCACTGCGGAACGTACCACTGAACACTGGTATATACTTTGTGTCGACGGGCGCTAATAGTGCTACAGTGAATCCGAACATGGCTGTAGCGAATGTGTCGACAACTTTATCGAACGCACTAACCTTCACGAGCGCAACGGTCGGTTCGATCAATGCAATCTCACTGCTGAGTCCAGGAAGAAACTATTCGACTCTCCCGACCTCGGAGGTCCTGGACCAGATCATATTCGATCTTGGTCAGTTTGACTCACACTACGGTGGCATCAAGGGTAGGAATGCCGTCATCGTCGCGAACAACGCACCGGGCGCGGTTACTAGCGTGGCCGTGACGTCGGCCCCGACGCCATTTAACAAAAATGATTCAATCACAGTTTCTAATGAAACGCGCGGCGCCGCGCAAACCATCGACACCGATGCAGACAAGTTCGGCCTCAATAGATATATGCTGCGCAACGCGTCGTATCTCCCGATAGTAACTGGTGTGGTGGTAGGTGTCACGAACATCGCTGGAAGATACATCGACACACGTGGGTTCCTCAGCTGGAACAATAAACTACAGGACAGTGACTTCTATCAGACGTTCTCGTACGTCCTAAAAGTATCGGAACTCGTCGATTCCTATAGAAGCATAGTCAAGAGTGTGCTGCACCCGGCCGGCACGAAGATGTTTGGCTTCTACGAGATCAACGCGGCAGCGAACTTTGCTGACACCGCGACGCTGAGCGTCGCAGAATTCGTCACCGTCCTCGAGCTCATCGCCGATACGGCGGACTTCTCCGCCGTATCCATGGAACTTTCAACCATCCCGGCCGTTGAGTCCGCATTAGTTACATGTAATGCCGACTCGTCACTCAGCGTCTGGAAGCAGGCACCAAACTACATACGGATAGATGCAGCAAACAACATTCTGTCGTACTATGAGTCGATAGTCGAGGCTCCGTACGAAAACGTGGTGATGTCCACATTCGACGGCACCGCGCGCATCGTGGTGTCGACGACCGAACCGCACTGGTTCGCGAACGGTACACTCATGTTCTATGAGTCGATAGTCGAGGCTCCGTACGAAAACGTGGTGTGGACCACACTCGCGAGCAGTACACTCACCGCAAACACTGGCTCCATATCAGTCGGTGGTCCGGGAACCAACCTAATGATCGTGGCGCTATCCACGTCGGTCGCAAACGGTATGTATGCCGTCAATACGATATTCTCCAACACGACTCTGACAACGAGGCTGGCGTACGAGGGTGGTGCGCTCGCAAATGGGTACTTCTATTACCAGATCGCTTGATGGCGCTGATAAATAGCCAACCAGTCTGAAGAGGTTTCCAGGAACTATGCCAAACCTAGTGACGAACCGATTCCGCGTGCATAACGCGGAACAGTTCTTCGAGTCACTCGACGAAGCCTCGCCGTCGAGATACTATATCTACATTGGACGCACCACCGCGTTTCCATCTGACGGCAGTCCACCAACACCGACCGATACTCTTCAGAATACAGAGTACGACGTATATCGCGACATAATCGCAATGAAGCGTGTGCAGACCTCAGACGCGTCGCACACGTCACTGCGATACAACTGGACAAACAACACTGCGTACACACAGTACACCGACACTAACGCATCGCTGTTCCCAACTTCCACATCGCCGACATCAAACACCACGTTCAACGTTCTCACAGACGAGCATAATGTCTATAAGTGCATAGACAACAACCGTGGCGGGCGGTCGACAGTTAAGCCGACTGGTACCGGTACCAGCGTGATCGTCACGGCTGACAACTACCGCTGGAAGTTCATGTACACCATCAGTGCAGCTGACGCGTTAAAGTTCCTCGCCACGAACTACGTCCCGGTTAAGACCCTCAGTGCGAACGACGGTAGCGCCCAGTGGAATGTCCAACAGGCGGCCGCGAACGGCGCCATCCATCACTACGTCATTGGTGCGAATGGATCTGGCTATCAGTGGTCGAGCAACACATTCCAATCCATTACCAACAGCACCGTGCTCGTGCTGAAGTCGAATGCTAGCGGTACCGACGACATCTATAACTTCTCGACGTTGTACATCAGTGCTGGCCTAGGTTCTGGACAAATCAGGAAGATCGTCAACTACGTCGGCGCCAGCCGTACGGTTACCGTCAACTCAGCGTTCACCACTACACCCAACACCTCGTCGACGTACATCGTAGGACCGAACATCATCGTCCGTGGTGACTCGGGCGCTACATCTGCTTACAGGGCGACCGCATACGTAGCGAACTGTGCTGGCGGTCAGATCAGAAGAATCCTACCGATTACTGACGGACTAGCATACTCCACGGCTAACGTGGCCGTATCTGCAAACGGAAGTCATGGTAGCGGCGCGACTGTTACACCAGTCATTTCGCCGCCGGGTGGTCATGGATCAGATCCGATTGCTGAGCTGTGTGCGCGCAACGTGATGCTAAACGTACGCGTCGCTGGCGCCGAATCAAATACATTTCCAACTAACAATGACTTTCGAGTCATCGGCCTCCTTCGTAATCCGCGACTGCGCGGCGGACCAGCAGCGAACGCATCTGTCATCGACCAGTGTACGCGCCTGACGGTGACGAGCGTCTCTGGCGACTTCACTGCGGACGAGGTGATCACCGGTGGCACAAGTGCGGTCAAGGCCAGACTCGTACGATTCTCCAACACGAACGCGGCGCAAACTCAAGGAATACTGCGAGTGGTCAGGGTAACCACTACCGGTACAGGCGGATACTTCACGGTTGGCGAAACTGTGACTGGTGCATCGTCGGGTAAGACGGCGGCGATTTCCGCCGTCACCAAACCCGCAGTGCGCGAGTATACTGGAGACGTCATCTACGTTAGCAACAGGTCACCAGTGGCCAGAGCCTCGGATCAGATCGAGGACATCAAGATAGTCATCAACTACTAGGCGACTGTATCTCAACATGGCACAAGCAGCCAACACGGACTCGCTGTCGACCAATCTCAATACGAGCCCGTACTACGACGACTTCGATGAATCGAAGAACTTTCATCGAATCCTATTCAGGCCTGGCCTGGCTGTGCAGGGTCGCGAGCTCACGCAGCTGCAGTCCATTCTTCAGAATCAAATAGACAGATGTGCTGAGCACATCTTTCGCGAGGGAGCGACAGTCACCGGTTGTCAGGTGACTCACGACCAACAGTATGGGTACCTAAAGCTTCGAAACAATACATCGACTGGCGCATCGGTCAACGTTCAGAACTTTACGAATAAGACGATCGCTGGTGCTACATCCGGCGTGAGGGCCCTCGTGGTGAACGTCAACGACGGGGCCGAGGCAAACACACCCAACTTTAAGACGCTCTTCATTAAGTACATCAGCGCCAACACTGCTGGTAACAAGTTCTTTTCGAACAACGAGGTGGTGACAGCGGTAGGAACGCTGTACACCGCAAACACCATCACACCGTCTCAAGGAGCAGCAACTGGATACGGCAGTGCAGTTACCATAACGGCGGGCGTGGTGTTCGCGAAGGACCACTTTATACGTGTCGAACCACAGACACTCATTCTCGAGAAGTACTCTGCGAACTCATCGTATCGCGTGGGATTCGACGTCGTCGAATCGATAGTCACTGAGTCGTCGGACACTACGCTACTCGACCCAGCGTCAGGTTCATACAACTACTCGGCTCCGGGCGCAGCGCGTTTGAAGATCGTTTCGACCCTCGCGAAGAAGTCGCTGACAACAGTCTCGACGAATAACTTCGTCGAACTGATGCAGATCAAGGACGGCGTCATTCAGACGCATTCCGATAAGACACAGTATTCTAGGATCAAAGACGAATTTGCCCGTCGTACAGCCGAACAGAGCGGTGACTTTATCGTCAACGGCTTGGTCGTCAGAATGTCGGAACACCTCAGGTCCGGCAACAACGGCGGTCTGTACTCGACTGGCCGCGGTGGTAATACTAGTCTTCTAGCTGTACGGGTCGAACCAGGCAAGGCATACGTACGCGGATACGACATCGAGAAACTCGTCACCTCAATAGTGACTACGGATAAAGGTATTGACTATAAGGACGTATCTAGCGCCGCGGTGATAGCCGACTACGGTAACTTCATCATCGTGGATAACGTAGTCGGCGAATGGGATCTGAACTTTCAAGGAACGGTGTCACTTCGGGACACCCAAGCAAATGCTGTCAGTACTAGTAACTATTCGATCACAACGTTCCCGGGTACACAGATTGGTACAGCGCGCGTACGAGGACTAGAGTATTCCTCGGGTACGCCGGGATCGCCTTCAGCACAGTATAAGTTGTACCTGACGGACATTCGTATTACGTCAGGTGGAAAATCCTTCGCAAACGTGCAGTCGATTGGCTCCAGCGGGGCGACTGCAAACGGAAAGGCCGACATCGTCGGCTCGAATGGAAAAAACGCCAACACGACGGACCCGTCGTTCGACCGCGCTGTGTTTGCGATCCCGGCGCGCAACGTACGTAGACTGCGTGATAGTTCTGGCAACGTCACAATGGACTATGACTTCTATAAGTCGTTTAGTGTTACATTCAATTCTGCTGGTTCAGTAACTCTTAATACCAGTGACTCCTCGGAGACACTGGACGGCTCGGGTGTCATTAGTGACTCCGCAGCGCGACAGTACTACGTCGTAGCAAAGGGATCTGGCAACACTTCATCGCTGACTGGTACAGTCAGCGTCACAAATGGATCGAACACCGTCACTGGCAGTGGCACAGCGTTCACGACACAGGTCAACGTCGGCGACGTTATTCGCGTAGCTAACACCGGTGTGTCCGACGCCACTGTGTCGGATGTCGTTAATGATACCTCATTGAAGACGCTTCAAAACTTCAGCAACACCCGTACTGGTATGCCGTACCACAAGCGCATCAAGCAGGGTATGGTATTCGATATGGGTGGTGTGGGTCGCAACGGTAACCGCGCGATCAACGTCACCGGCACCACGTCCGCAACTATCAACATCAATGAGACACTGAACTCACCATCGACGCTCGCGGCGACTATCGTAGCAAAGTTGAATAAAGTCGACGGACAAGAGGCGTCAAAGTCTGTACTTCGCAGTCGACTGATCCAGGTTCGCATTGGCAACGCTGCTGCCGGATCATCGTATGCGGGCAACACTACGGGTCCATGGCCGCTGGGACTGTCTGACGGCTTTAAGCTGGTGACCGTCCGAAAGAAGGCTGGATCGAATTTTTCTGCGACGTCTGACGGCAGCGATGTAACATCGCACTTCTCTCTCGATACTGGTATGCGTGATGGTATCTACGATCACGCACGTTTGACGAAGAAGCCTGGGTCGACCCTGACTATATCGTCAGGTGATCGAATGCTTGTGACATTGGACTATTTCACGCATACTCACGGTAGTCCGGGTACAGGGTACTTCACTATTGACTCGTATCCCGTCGACGACACAAATGCCGGCAGCGATTCGACGAAGATCTTTACGTACCAGGTACCCATATACATCTCACCGCGTGATGGTAAGAAGTTCGACCTACGCGATTCAATCGATCTTCGTCCGAGAGTATCAGATACTGCAAACTCCGTCACCACACTCACCAATATCTCCGTCAACCCGTTGACATCCACAACACTGGATCAACCATCGGGTGGTCGTCGCTTCCCACCACCAGCAGCACAGTTCACGACTGACTTATCGTACTATCTTCGTCGCAATGACTTGTTGACGATGATGCCGTCTGGAACGATTAATGTCATTCGCGGCGCACCGTCGTTGTTTCCGGTAACCCCCGAGACTCCAAAGGATGATATGTCAATGGCGCGCCTCGAGATCGCGCCGTATCCATCGCTGCCCGACGATGTCGCTCGTACCAACGCACGGCCGGATCTCTCGAACGCCATCGTACCGATTCGCAACGAGCGGTATACAATGCGCGACATCGGCGCACTGCGCGACCGTATCGACAGACTCGAATACTATACCTCACTGAGCCTTCTCGAAAAGAACGCAAAGGATCTTAAAGTACAGGACTCGAGCGGCAATGACAGGTTTAAGAACGGTATTATAGTCGACGCGTTCACCGGGCACAACATCGGTAACGTCTTTGACATCGACTATAAGTGCGCCATCGACGCGCAGAAGGGTGAGCTGCGCCCTCTGTTCAAGCTGGACTCCTTCGAGCTGGTGTACAACGCGGCGAACAGCGCTGGCGTCAGTAGAACAAACTACACTACTGGCGGAGTGTCCCGGGACCAGACGCTGTTCATATCAAACTCACAGATACTGTTCTCCAACACTGAGACGGTATCGTCCGGTGGTGTCAGTGCAAAACTGCGTTTCCAGGTAGACAACAAACTCTACGTTGAGGAAGCTAGTGACAACTTCTCGGCGTCGACGACTCTGACCGGAGGTACGTCTGGCAAGAATGCGACGATCTCTAGTGTGTCGTCGATAACACCAGGCGATCTCGTGTCACTAACGTACAAACACTTCCCAATCATCGCGCAGAAGTTTGCCACGACATCGCGCAACGCAACCGGAGTCTCCTACAACTGGGCCGGCATCCTAACGCTAGATCCCGACGGCGACTACTGGCAGGACACCACGCAGCGGCCGGACGTACAGGTCAACTTCGACTTCGGTGCAGACAACTGGCTCAGCCTAGCGGCTGCGTGGGGTACTCAGTGGAATAGCTGGCAGACTGTCGGTACTGGGCAGTCGGTCGTGAGTTCGCGTGATGTGGTAACCGGCACATCGATTAGTGGATCTAACCTTCGTACTAACTACGCTACGGAGGATGTCATAGAGACGACGGAGCACCAGACGCGTTCTGGATCGCGCGTTAACGTTTCGGTCTACACACGTCAGGATCGGATCGGTAACCGAGTCAAGGACGTCAACATCGTTCCGTTCATGCGATCGCGCGTTGTAAAGTTTACTGGCCGCGCAATGAAACCAAGCACAAAGCTACATATATTCTTCGACAACATCAAGGTCAATTCCTACGTGACGCCGGCGAATTCATCGTTCGCCAATACTGGAAACGAGGGAGCCTCCCTGTCGTCAGATACTTCAGGCGACGTCTATGGTCTGTTCAGGGTGCCCGCCGATGAGTCCCTGAAGTTCCGAACCGGTCAAAAGATGTTTCGTCTGACCGATAATCCGAACAACGCGTCCGGACTTGGACTGGTCACGACCTCAGCCGAGGCTGTCTATACAGCTCAGGGACTGAATGTTCAAAACCAGGATACACTGATCACTACACGTGGTGCCCAGATCGGTACAGAGTCTGTATCCGAATCAAGAACTACTACGTCGCATTCGACCGTAGTGTCGGGTACCCACGTCACGTCGCATGATATCTCACCACCGCCACCGCCGGTGGTGGTGACTACCACGTCTCCGGTGGCGGTCCAGCCGCCACCGCCGCTGCCGACGCCCGTCCAAGATACTGAACCAGGATGGGACATGGG